TTCGGGCACCGACTTGTCGGCGGACCTTGCCCAGCTCGACACCACCAGCGACAAGTTCAACGCTACGGCGCTGGACGGCATGGTGCTGAAGGCCAAGACCTGCAACCCGAAGATCCGCCCGATGCGCGACCCCGGCAACGGCAAGCGTTACTATGTTGCCTTCGCCAACCCGCATGCCTTCAAGGACCTGCGCGACAGCCTGGACACCGAAGTCCTCGCTTCGACCGTTGTCCAGATGGAAGCGTCGAAGCTGTTCGAAGGCGGCGACATTTTCTGGAACGGCGTGATTGTCAAGGAAACCGACAACCTGCCGATCTATGAAAATCTCGGCAACGGCGGCACGGCTGAAGTCACCCCGGTTTACCTGTGCGGCGCTCAGGCGCTTGCTATCGCTTACGCAAAGCGCTGGCGCACGGTCACCGAAAACTTCGACTACGAAGACAAGAAGGGCGTCGCCATCGAAGGCATCTACGGCGTCCGCAAGATCATCTTCGGGTCGGGTGCTGGTGATACCGACGACCTCAAGGACCACGGCGTTGTCACTGGCTTCTTCGCCACGACCGGTTCGCCGACCATCCTGACGGCTGTTGCGGCTGAAAATCCGTAACTTGAACTTTTGGGGGCGGGCTTCGGTCTGCCCCCTTTTGAAAGGGCCGTAAAATGGCAGTTTTATACAACTTGACGAACAACCGGGCGGCTTCGACCTTCCCGGCTTATAGCAACGGCGGCGGCGGGCAACTGTGCGTTGCTTACGGGTCTTATGACTTCGCCGTAAACCCGACCATTGCAGATACGGTAGAATTTTGCCGTCTGCCGAAGGGCGCGATTGTGCTTGGCGGTCATCTTCGCATTGAAGACATCGACACCAACGCAGCCGAAACCTTCGACATGGACATCGGCACCGCAACGGACCCGGACGCCTTTGGCAACTTCGGCCCGCGCACTGGCGATGCCGTGACTGACTACCTGCCGGAAGGTGGCACTCTGCTGCCGCTGCACGGCACCCTGAAGGACGGCCCGGTTGTAATCGGCACCATTGTTGCTGCTTGCGCGACCTTCGCCGCTGGCACCGCAACTGTCGTTGTCCACTACGTAACCCCGTAAAAGGAGCGCGGTCATGCTGTATCGCTTTATCGGCACATATACGCATGGCCGCACTTCCATCACTATCAGCGGCGTGACGTTTGAAGGCCGCAAGCCTTCAGAATGCGATTGCCCCCGCATTGCTGGCAATCCTGAATTTGAAGCGGTTGAGCCGGTTGCTGAAAAGGCAATTGATGCTCCCGCAAAGCCCAAGCGCGGGCGTCCCCGGAAGGCTGTTTGAGCATGGAAGTAATGTCCAGGCGCAAGCGGCGCTTCATGTATTACGCCATGACGCGGGGCGGGGGATCGTCTGGCCCAACCCTGACCGGCCCGCTTGAAGTGGACGGCACGACGGGCGAAGCGGTGTTTACTGTGGACCGCGATTGTCAGGTTTACTGGATGCTGTCTGCGAGTGGCTCAACCCCGACCGCTGCCGAAATTGCAGCCGGAACGGGGGCCATTGAAGGCACTGGCGCAGTCAAGGCGATGGGCAACTTCGCTGCCACGCTTGGCTCTGTGCAAATGGATATAACCCTGCCCGTTGGCATTAACGAAACAGGCGCAGTGCTTAGTCTGGCTGCGCGGGTCGAGCCTTCGGGGCCGTGGTCGAACGTGCTGCGCGATACCAGCGTGGACGTTGAAACGCTGCCGCTGTCTGCGACCTTCGTCAGTGCGCAGCTGGGTGCTACTCCCAACTTCGGCACGGTCAACGCAGGCACCTATCTTGTCGTCGTGATGGCCCGCGTATCGACGGGCGGAACGATCAATAGCATTACGCCACCATCGCAATCGGCGGTCACGGCGAGGCTGGCTGAAGTTCAGGCAAACGTGAAGCCTATCGCCATGTTCGTCGTGACGCTGACAGCGCAGCGCAGCGGGGCCTGGACCATCGGCCACACGCTGGGCACCAGCTATGCCACTGCGCTCTATTCACTGAGCGCCGCGCCGCAGCTTATTTCTTCGGATAGCTCATTCGTCAACAACGCGACGGCCAACTACAGCTTCAGCCGCACGGTCACAGCCGGGGATATTCTGATCGCGGCGGCGAACCTGCATACCAATCCGCCTGAGGCCGAAAGCGGCTCTGATGATGTCACGACCGATTCCGGTGCCTTTGTCGGCTCGGCCCACAGCTACCGGGCATTGAGCGGCACTGTGCCTGCCAGCGGGACGCGGACTATATTCGCCCAAACTTCCGCCAACTTCACCAACACCGCAGCGCTGGTTGCTGCACTGCGGAGGGCCTAGATCATGCCGATTTCGATCCTCAAGCTTGCAGCCGGCGTAGGCCCTGGCGTCAATCGCGCCAGTTCGATCAGTTCCGGCTCGTTTAGCCTGACCTTCGACCGCGATGTGCTGTGGACCACCACCACTGACGGCACGATCATGGTTCACCCGAACGGGGCCAGCGTAACCGCCTATACCCCGGCGCAGACCACGCTTGACAGCGCCACGGTCAACCGCTTCGCCAAGAACCCGGTGCCTTTTGCGACCACGCAGGGCATCGACGCGCGTGTTACCGCAACCTATTCGGCAGGACTGGCACAGACCAACCCGACGCCGATGGCGGCGGGGGATAGTCTGCTGCTGGAAGCGGCGGCGGCAACGATCAGCGGACAACAGCGCAAGGGGCTGCAAAGCGCCTGGTGTGCCTTCCAGTTCACGAACGCGCTGCCGGTGCCGGAACGAACAGCCGGGGCAATTGGCTGGTGGGTAGCGAAGGGCCAGACGCCCACGACCTATGCAATCGACTATGACGCGTTGGTTGCCACGCTGCCCAGCCTGTCTATGTCGGGCGTCACGGCTCCGCCTGTAGCCGATGTCATCACCCGCCTTGACCGTCATTTCGGGCTGGCGCTGCTGACCGCGAACGATGTTAGCGGCAGCGGGTATGAGGTCCATATCCCCCAGCCTTTCCTTGACGGACTGGCACCGGGCGTTCTGACCAGCAATTACGGCCAATACAGCGCGGTTATCACCAGTGCGGCGGCGCTGCATCTGATCGGCAATGCGGCCAGCGCGGCGCAAAAGCGAACCATGCTGATCCGCATGGTGCAGATCGGCGCGAACATCCTTGAAGGTGGGCGGGCGACCGGCACCAGCCTGGGCACGGCATCGGGCATCGGCGGGCATCACCAATGGGAATTTCTGCCGGTTATCTTTTACCTGTGGGCGCGGGGTCTGACCACCGATCTCGACAACCTGCGGACGCTGATGCCGACCAATGTTCTGGCGCAGCCGTTTCAATGGACCGCTGGTCAGGTGGCGCAGCTTGCCCCGCATGCCGACAACGCCAAAATCTGCATTAGCCGCCGCCGCACCATTACAGCGGTGAGCGGGACAACGATCACCTATTCGGTCAGCAATGGGCCTGACCCGTCGCGCTTCGACACTCGCGACCTCATCATGACGCGGGAAAGCGATGGCCGCACCGCAACGGTAACGGCGCTGGTCGATACGCTGACCAATAGCGGAAGCCATGTCGCCACCATAAATGCCCAGCCTTCGCCCGCCTTCGCGGTGAATGACGTAATCTATTTTCAGTCGCCATTCCCCATCGTTGCCGGGGACTATGACTGGCGGGTGGTCAACACCGACAACCAGATCAATCCATCCCCGAAGCAGGACTATCGCGATGTGAATTTCTGGCTGCCGCAAATCCTTGTGCCCCATGCGCTCGGCATCTGGCGGACCGACTGGAACGCGGCCAAGGGTTATGTTCTGCGCACCCTCGCCAATGAGCCTGCGGGCTGGCCTTTCCCGCCCCACTTTGCAGGACGTTCGAGCTGGAACGGGACGCAGTTCGACAAGTCGGCTTGGGATGCCTGGGCGGCGGGTGTCGGGGCGAATGCGCTGTAATTGATTCCGAAAAGGACTAGACCATGAGTGCAACCAACGCGTTTGAAACGGCTCAGCAGCACGAGCAAGTTGGGCAATGCTTCCGGGGCTGGACCTCATTCGCTCGTTGACCGGGGGGCTGCCCTCTGTCCCACAGTTCTAGATTTTCAATTCTGTTGTCCGCCCTGTCACCATTCAAATGGTGGACGTTTTCATGGGGGTAAAGGGGCCGCCCCAAATGCTTGGCCATCACGAAGCGGTGTTCGAACAGCCCATTTTTGTTCTGCATGATCCGATACAAAGGAAGGTCTTCGGGCGGCACCATAGTCGAACCCAAAATGACGTAACCAAGCGAGTTTAACGAGCGCCTGCCCCCATTCTTTCTGACTAACGTTTGAAAGGCCCCCTCCCGGCTAGCCTTTATTCCGCAAGGGCGACACTGCCCGGTGAAATTGGGCCTCCGCACTTGTTGCCGCAAAATTGACAAACCGACCCAGCGCTTAGCGCCGCAATACGGGCAGGTAAGCTCGGCGCAAGTTTGGTTCCGCCCATACTGGAAAACAAGTTTGTATTCCGTCCCGATCGTCGGGTGTGACGGCGGCGGCTCGTTGTTGCGCGGGCGGCCCGTTTTCTTTTGCATTTCAATCTCCAAGGAGTTTCGCAATGTCAGCTACCAATAGCATGGAAACTGCAATTTTACAACTCTATTTCAATAACACCGACCATGCCAACATCGGCGATGCTGCGGGCCTTCAGAACAGCGCCTCGGCGGGTTCGTTCTATATCTCGCTGCATACCGCCGACCCGACCGAAACGGGCAGCCAGACCAGCAGCGAGGCGACTTACACC